TCATGACGGTATATTTTGACGGGCGCTCATTAGATACGCCACAAACGGCAAGCGCGGTTAATGACGACGCGATGCAAAACAGGAATCTGGTAGGTGCAAATAATGTCGCCTACATCGGCACTGCTGAAGGTGGCAAGCCAAACACAGTTTTGACCTTCTCAAGCCCTGAGCAGGCTCGTGCTGTATTGCGTGGTGGCGATATGATGAAAGCGGTTATAAAAGCTTTCGCCCCTTCGCCAGTTACCCCTGCTCCTGCAATTGTTACGGCTTTGCGGGTTAACCCTGCTACACAGTCAACATTGACTTTGCAGGCATCCAGTGTTGACCAGATTGATTTGGCATCGGTAAACTACGGTGCGAAAGATAACAGTATCAGAATTTCAATTGCCGCTGGCTCGACAGTCGGTAAAGCGATTACTGTTCAGCGTATGGCAGAAACCTATACCGGTGATGATATTGCCCGCGACGTAATGACGGTATCCTACGGCGGCAGTGAGGCCTCGGCTACACTGACAGTAAATGCCACTTCAGTAGTGCTTAAAGCCCCTTCTGCTACTACGATAGCGACAATCTTATTTGCTGATTATCCGACAGTCGATGCGCTGGCTGAAAAAATCAACTCTTATGCTGATTTTGAAGCGGTGATATTGAACGATGAATATGAATCAGAAACTGATGATTTATTTGATTTCCTGACTGCTGCCGATATAAAAACTGCCTCAAAAACCATGACGGCAAACTTGCAAGCCGTTGTTGACTGGTTTAATGCCGGTTATCAGCCGTTGGTTGCTGCTACTCGCAAAGCTAATGTTGGTGGTGTTTTAACTAATATCAGTGGCGTGTATATGACCGGTGGTGCTGAAGGCTCTACTACTAACACAGAGTGGACAAACGGGTTTACAACCTTGCAGTCTGCAAATGTGCAGTGGATAACGCCAATATCGTCATCCTCATCTATTCATGCCATGGCAGATACCCATGTCAAGTATTGCTCTACAGTGCTTCGGCGGGAGCGCAGAAATATCTGCGGTACGGCGTTAAGTACCTCAGATGCATCAGCTATTGCGGCTGCTAAGTTGCTTAACAGTGACCGCACATCATTGTGCCACATCGGGCACTATGAATATAACGATGCCGGGGTTCTTGAGCTAAGACCTCCTTATTTGACGGCGGCAATCTGTTCTGCTGCATTGGCTGGGTTAAGTCCTGGTACGCCGTTGACCAATAAGGCCCTTTCTGTAAAAGGCTGGGAGCGTGATCTGGAAATTCCAGTGGATACCGACCCGCTGATTCGTGGGGGCGTGCTGTGTGTCGAGAATGCGGAAGATGGCTTTAAAGTTGTTCAGTCAATCAGTACCTGGCTGGCCAATAAGAAATATAATCGAGTTGAGCAGTCTTGCGGTGCAGCAATTGACTTCACAGTCAAAAGCGTGCGCGATGCAGTTGATAAGCTTCGCGGCGGCAAAAATAACCCATTGCTGCTTAGTCAGCAATTGAGTACGGCTGAATCAGTTCTTAAAGAGCTGGCCAAGCCAGAACCAATCGGCCCTGGTGTTCTGGTTGGTGATGATGCTTCGCCAGCCTATAGAAACATAACCGGTACTGTTGAAGGCGATAAGACACTGATTCAGTTTGAAGCAAGCGCTGCAATACCGAATAACTACGTTTTAATCACTGTATACGCTACTGCATACACTGGCACGGCTGCGGTGTAAGGAGATAAATAATGAAACAGAATCAAAAAGTACAGTCCGGTAACAGAGTAGTTGTTGTGTTTGACGGCAAGCAAGTTGGTCTTGTTCAGTCCGTCAATATGAACGACAGTTACGGGCTTGAAGCCGCCAGCGGTATTGGTGATATTCATCCAATCGAGCATGTGCCGACAATGGCTAACCATAGCTTGAGTGTAAGCTCATTGCTTTTGCGCAAATCATCATTGAAAAGTGTTGGAATTGTGCCAGAAAATGGCGATGGCGCGTTGCAAGGCCTTGTGTTTGACTTCGAGGTTTACTCGAAAGATGACGGTACATTGCTGCGCAAATACATTGGCGTATCCTACGATTCGGGATCTATTGATGTGTCAAAACATGCCATTATCGTTCAGCAAGGACAATTTAAAGCGCTGGATGTTACCGGCAAAGACGTGTGATGTAATAATGTGATAACCAGCCGCTCTGCTGCGAGGTATGAGCGGTTTTTTTATAATTGACGAGGTGTTATATGGCAAGAAGTGCAATGGCGACTGATTTTGATGTCATGGTTGAAGGAATTGGAAATTTCAGATTTGCAAAAAGAACAATGAGGGATGAGCTTGCTATCCAGGTTGAATATGCTCGAATGATTGACGGCGTTATACCTACTGACTGGTTACATTCGGTGGCGGGCTGGATTTCAGCATTGACAGTATTAACTGTAAAAGCCCCAGATGGATGGGATATAGAAGCGGTAGATCCGCTCGACCCGGATACTTATGCAAATCTTGCATTGGTATATGAAGCACTTGTTACACGGGAGCGCTCTTTTCGCAAGAGACCTGAAAAAGACGGCGAGACAGGAAGGGCTGAACAGGGCGAAAACGGTTGAGTTCTGGTACCGGCATAAGTATTCATTACCGGCTACTGATGAGCGTTTTCTGAATGCTACGCTTGAGGAAATGTTGACTGATCATTATGCGCATAAATACTTTGATGATCCAAAAAGCGCTAATGATATTGTCGATGATGATTTTGATCAGGATGCCGAGCTTGAGCGCTGGGCGGCTGAAGATGAAGAAAATATTGACGATGTTGATGATTTTGAGGATGTACCGGAATGACTGACGTAAAAATTGGCGTAAAGGCTTCGCTGGATGCATCTCAAATTGATGCAGCTCAGGCAAAACTTATTAAGCAGGCTGAAGATTTTGCTGTGGCTGTTTCAAAGTCCAGCAAGATAAAAATTGAGCCTGTTTCGCCTAAGTCATTGCAGGATGTCCTGAAATTACAGGAAGCGTTAAAAACGCTTGAGCGCGTTGATAAAGACCTTGCCAGAAGAAGAAGGGATAGCGGTCAAGCTGGGGTTGGAATACTTGATTCCGACTTTAGTAAAATGTACCCAAGTGCAGCTCAGGCGCGTCGCAAGCAAGAGCAAATTTTGTCGTATCTTGCTAACTCCATGGGACAAAATATTGTTATTCCTGGTGAGGGCGGTAGTTCAAAAGGTGGCGGGCGCGGGGCATCCGTAGCGGCTGGCGTAGTGCAGGCCGGTCTTAATGCTACCGGTGGCGCTACAGGCGGCGCTGGTAATGTTGCAGCAAATGCTGTTGGTGCTGGGATGGCTGGCGGATTTGGCGCTGGCATGGCAGGTTTGCTGGGCGGAATGCTGGCACTTGGCGTTGGTAAGCTTGTAGGTTCTGCGCTTGAAAACATAACAAAGGCACAAAGCAATGATATTGCTTATGACCGGTTAAAGCGCAACCTTGGTGATGTAAATGTTCAGTTTAATGCCCTTAAAATAGGCCTTCAATCTGCTGCCAGCAATATTGATATTACCTTTGACGAAGCGGAAAAACTGGGCAGTGAATTTGCAAAAATAAGCGGTATGCGCGGTTCGGATTACCGCACCCTTGGTGATGAAATATCAACAGGCGTTGGCGTTTCAAGAGCCTTTGGGCTTGACCCAACACAAGGAGTTACGTCGCTGGCGCAAATGCGGGAAGTTGGCGCAACAAGGAGTGTGAATGATAGTAAGCGAATGGCTTTGCTTATTGGCGAGACAATAGGAAAAGCAGGGCCTTTTGCCAAGGCTGGCGAGGTTATGGATGCTATAACCGCCTACACAACACAGCAAACGCGACAATCAATGAGTGCGGCCAATACCATGGGGTTTACCGGTATGCTATCTGCAATGGTGGCAAGTAATGGCCCTGGCACTGATGTAAAAAACTCTGCAAATATTATCAGCCGTATCAATGCAGCATTAACTGGTGGAGGTGCTGCCGGTGATGCCAGCCAATTCCTGACAAATATTGTTGGCCGCAATATGGGCCTTGGGTTATTCCAGACGCAAATGCTGCGCGAGGGGGGGATGTTTGCAACTACCCGTGGCATGTTTGGCAAGGGTAGCGCCTATGAAAGATACATGGGCAATTCTGGCGGCGTAAATCTTAACGACAAAACTTTCTTTCAGGCTCGTATGGAGGCCTTTAATCGTTCCTACGGCGGTAATAGCCGTGCGTCAAAGGAGGCTAAGGCAGTAGCTTTTGCACGTGATACAGGCATAGGTATAGAGCAAGCCATGAGCATTCTAAGTGTCAACCCAAATCAAATGGGTGAGCTTGAGCGTTATGTTCCTAACATTTCAAATTTATCTGCCGTCGGTATTGGAAATGTTACCAAGGCGGTAACCGGAAGTGATTCTGATAGGCTTGCATTAAAAAGTATGTTCCTTGGACGTAGCGACGTATCAGAAAAAGAAAAAGTAAGGCTTGAAGATGCCTTTACAAAAGGCACTGAAGAGCAGAAAAAAATACTTGCTGAATTATCAGCCTCGCACGATCAGGAGCGCACCCAGGGTAAAGATTTGCGTGATGTGGCCACGTTTACCGAGAATTTGAAAACATTGGCCGCCGACCAGATTGTTCCTACATTGCTTGATATGAAAATGGGAATTATGTATTTAGCTGGTGGTAAGGATAAAAAAAGCTCCCAAGAAATTATGGCTGCGCAAGCGGAAGCCGATAGGAAATATGCCGAAGGAAATATAAAGGGCAAATGGGAGGGGCCTATAAATGATGCGACGCTTGCTTATAGTAGAGGGTTTCCATACAAAAGCACGCAAGATAAAACTAATGCGAGAGCGAGAATTCGTGATGCCGTACAGGCAAGAGATGATGAGCTTAATAGCACTCTTACAAAAATGAATCTTCCACAAAAATCACTGAAAGAGCAGGCTGATGAACTAGAGCGTAACTCACAGGGGGTGATACTTGATTCGCATGGCAATGCCTCACACGGTTCAGGTTTAAAAGTATCAGTTGATGATATGACTATATTTGTTAAAAACTCTGATGGGTCGATAATGAGCGAAAAAACTGTGCCTTTGCGAGTTACGCAAGGGGCTGCAATACCTAACGGAAAGTCTACTGTAACGCCTTTAAGGGGTAAGTAATGCCAGCGATTAAGCGTGCTGTGCCGGAAGTTTCGGTTAAGCTGTATAAGACTATTTCACGGCAAAATATTGATGGCGAGATAGCGGTTTCTGCCAGATATGCAGGCAGGTCTGCTTTTATTGATTTAACGCCATTCTTGGGTGATGGCTCAAGCGTTACTACCAAAAAAGGGGTTAGAGACCCAGCTGGTGCATTTAACATATCCTTTGCTGAGCAGCCTGTAAAAA